TTGGGTCTGTCAATCTAAAGTTATAATCCGTACCAAAAGATGTGTTTCTTAAGAATATAAGAATCGCTTGCATGTCACCTTCAAGTAAATTGTCTACATTTACATCTGGTTCATATATTTTGTTTCTCAATAATGTTGAAACGATATTTTGACTATCAGTTGCAGAAATTAGAATGTTTTCGTCTTCTGCAGTCAAATATCCAACTTTTAATGACTTTTTTTTGTTTTCATAAAACTTACCTTCAGATGGTAGCATAACCATATCATGAGGTAAATTAAAATCTTGTTGACCGTATTGTCTTGCGTTATCCATAAATTTATATATAAAAAAAACCATAGGGAATGAACCCTATGGTTAAATATATTACTTAATGATTTTTTATCAATAGTATTAGTAAACCAAAATACATCTATCAGGACGTAATGTTGCACTTATTGTTGCCAATGCATCATCACTATAACCCAAACTATCGAAGTTAACATCTGTTAAGAATGTACCTTGTAATATCCACTTTTCAACCGCAACTCCTGTCGGGTCTAACATTTCAAGGTCAAGGTCTTTTTTATAACCCGCAGCATAACCCATACGACCAGTCACAGATTCAGCAGTCAAACGAACCCATTCCATCAAAGCTTGCGCTGCCGAAGGACCGATAGGGTCTCTAAACGTTACGTTAATCGTATTCCATGTAAATCTACCTGCAACATATGTAGATGTATTTAAGAATGGAATCTCAACAGGGTTTATTGCGACGTTAGGTCTTGAAGTTGACTCTACGTACCAAGAGTTTATACCCAATGATGAAGGAAAAGTTAGGACAAACCTATTTTTTCTCTTCGGCTCATAAGGTACGGGCATTTTCATTAATAAATCAGCCATTGTATTTTGGTTTTTTAATTTTCGTTTATTTAATTATAAATATCAGCAAAAAACTTTTTTCTATTTACTTTTACTTTTTTATTCATAATCTCACTATCTAGTCTGGTTAAATAATTATATTTCTTTCTTTTCACCTCCTTTAGTTAAATATGTTCTAACTGGTTTTTCATCTTTATATTCAGTATCTAGAAAATCTTTAATTGCTTCTATATTGCCTGGGTCATCATCAGAAAAACCTATTTGAGGAACAAAATTATTATTTACATCATCTATAAAATCAACTTTATCTACCATTCTTCCACTTATTTCTTTAACATAATTGATGAATTCTTCTAGTGCTTTTTTCTTTCCTTCTTCCGGATTTGCCGCACTTCCGGCACCATATGTTACCGGATAATACTTGCACATATCCAAATACTCTTTGATAAGAATTTGGTCATCATTAAGACGTTCACCCATTAGATTTCTATATTCTTTGAGGTTCGATATAAGAGTTTCTTTACTAATCCCTTCATGGTCTTTTAAAATAAGGTTATATATTGCATTTTTTAAAGTCATCGGATTGTGTCCTCTAGCTGTAATAATTGCAAAGATTGACCCCCCATTTATACACTCCACAAAGTCACCCCACGAAGGACCTAACTTAGCCAAGAAAGAATCGATAATAAATTGTTTATCACCTTCAGTCCTAAAATTTCTAAATGGATTTTCAGCAAAACCAACAATATTTTCACCTTTATATTCGAAAGGTTCTTTACCAATTAAACCTCTATACTCCGCAAAATCTTCAGTGGACATACCCACTTCGTCACCATTATCAGAAAGAACGATTATTTGAGTCGGCATTTCAAGGATATTATCGTCCCAATCAAAAGCATAATACTTCAAATCAGGACGACCTTCCTCAATACCTTCTTTAAGTTTTTTTAACGTCAATAAATTTTCACGTATACGTAACTTCAAACTCATAATAAAAATTACTTATTCAAATTTTCAATCAATCTTTCCAATTGAGATTCAGTTAAAATTATACTCTGTGGTTTTTCAGAATATGTTTTAACATTATTACTCTCAGTTTGTAATGACTCTCTTAAAATTTTTTTCTTGAACTTCATGTTTTATAGTTTTTTTTATTTAAAATGGGGGGACAAATATCCCCCCATTATATGTTTATGTATAAATATTAGATATCTTCAAAAGATGCACCTGTTGGAGTAATTAAGAATTCAATATCTATAAACTCAAGTGCTCTTGTTGGTTTCAAATAAATTTTACCAACCAATTGATTATTATCCAAATCTTCAGGTGTGTTTTGAACGACGACTCTGAAATCGATTAAACCTCTGTCTCTTCTGATTGAATCGAGAATTGGGTTTACTGAATCCAAGAACTCTTGTCTTACTTGGTCATCATTTTGTTCAAACAACAATCTCACAGCGACTGCAGATATCAACTTACGTGCCTGTAACAACAATCTTCTTACATTCAATCTGTCGAGTGCTGATTCTCTTACCTGTAATGTTTTGTTACCCCATATCACTGTTCCTACATCTGCAAAAGTTGCGATTGGGTTAATTCTACCCTTATACAATATATCACGGTCATCTTGAGTTAACTTCTTACGAGCCTTGATACTATTAACCAAACCTCTTGTATAACCTGCTGATGCGAACCAAGGGTGAGCGATGTTATCTGTCAACGCCAAGTTTCTTACAACCTCACCTGTTGGTGGTAAGTAAATTTGTGTGTTGTTAACAGAATCTCTTGTTAAAATCCAAGGGTAGTAAGTTGCGGTGTAGTTAGAATCGATACCAGTATCATCCAAACTATCAACAACTTCTTCAGGATAAACGAAGTCAGTTGTGAAGTTTGCTGTTGTTGGTACTAACATATTATAGTCAGGAGTAGTACAGATATAAACTGAGTCTGCTCTGTCTGTTTCAACAATATCAATAGCTGACTCAACCAAGTTTGAGTTGTTTACATAATCAATACCTGGTGTTGTGAATATATTGATGTTAACTGCTTCAGGGTTTGCAAATGTGTATTGACCCCATAGATAAGCGTAGTAGTCGGTGTTTGCCCAATTTTGTTTATCTGGACCGACAATCTGTTTGAATGCTCCCCATCCTGTTGAGTCAGGGAAACTGATACTTGTTGCTGCTCCTTTTAAGAAACCTGTGTTACCTAATGTGTATCTATCTGCGTTTGTTCTACGCTCGTTGTATATATCCCATCCGTCAAATCCACCTGTTGCAACCAACGTGAATTTTCTTGAGTTGATTCTGTAATATGGGTCGGTTTCACTTGATGGGTCTCTTCTGAACGAAGTCGCACCGACCTCGAACGCTGAAGTACCTGATGTTGTGTATCCTGCAGGTATTGTAACGATAGTAGCACCTGAGTCCATGTGGAATCCTTTTGTCAATACTGACCATGCAGCTGATTCAGTTGCTGTTGCCAAATCAGTTGGGTTTTGCTTACCTTTGTATGATGTAAAGTCAGCGTCGATACCAACAGTATTTGAAACACCCAAGTAAGTTTTTCTTACATTATCACCAGCACTTCTTGTAACATTATTACCTACAGAAGAACCAAATGGTGGGTCAAATAATATCTCACCTGCTGTGTTATACTTTGTCTTATAAATCAAATGTGGTGATTTGTAAGCCGAGTATTGTCTTGTTTGATATCCTCTAAATCCACAAGGTAACGCGTCTGTTGGTGCGTCCTCGTTCATCTCCAACATAATGTATCTTGACTTCAATTCAAACTCACCGTTTGCTGTACCAACTTTCTTGGCTACAAATGAATTTTGATTCGAGTCTAAAGTACAATTTGTGAATTTTTCTAATACCACAGTATTTGCATCTGTATCATTAAAATCTCTTACCAAGATATCGAATGTTCCGTTGTTAAATGAAATGTTAGCGATAGAAATTTTAACTTGTCTGTTAGCTGAAGAACCATCAGAAATTAAAATGAATCTAAACAAGTCATAAACTTGACTACCTCTTAATTCAGAAACAAGATATGGTGTTGATGGTGTTTGATATCTATCCAAGTACCATCCGATACCTGTGTTATCAACATCTTCTCTTGCTCCGTTTAACGCCAAAAGTTCAGAGTTGATACCTCTAATCTTACCTTCTCTATAACCTGTGTTGAGTAAGTTGTAATAATTTTCTTCTACAAACAATGGAACTTCTGTTCTTGGTTTTGCAAAGTTTGTTTGACCAAATACTTTTGATATATAATTAACATCACTAATATCAAATGATGTTCTGAAAGTAAATGTTTCATTATCTTTTGTAAGACCTGAAACTTGGAAGTTTTCAAATGGGTTACTTAATACTCCTGAGAAAACTCCTGATGTGTTTAATGATACATCTGTCAAACCTGATACTTCATAAACAGGACCGTCATCGGATGAATATGTGGCAATACCTCTTGAACGGAAAGTTGAGATAACCATATTGTGATAATCGTCGATTGGGTCAGCCTCATAGTTTGTTAAGAATACTGATGCCGTACCATCATATCTGTCACCCGACTGATTGTAGATGTATGTTGTAATAACACCAAAACCTACACCACCATAATTTGTTCCATCAAAATGGAATAATGAATAATACCATGTATCATTTTCAGGTGCTTCAAAATCAGCGTCCGCCTCTGTCAATCCACTCACACCCAATACGTTGGTTGCTCCTGTAAAGTTGCTTGATGCGTTAGATAATGCAGTATATGTAGTACTTGATAATGTACCGAATACATAACCCGTATCACCACTTGTTGCTACTCCTTCACTTTCCGCAAATAAAATGTCATTATAAAATAAAGCTTCTAAATCTGCCTTCATAGTACTTGTTCCACCCGCAAATGTTGTGTAAGGTGTTTCAAAGTAATCTGAAATTGACGCTGGTAAACCAGCAAAACTTGTAATTTCAACTGAACTACTATCAGTACTTAAACCTGTAAAAGTAATTGAACTAGCCGCACTACCAGTGGAAGTTGCAGTTACACCACTTTTTTCTACGTTACCAACAGCAGTTATCGACCAAGAAGGACCAGCATCATAACCTGATAAACCTAATACTCTTGTAACGAAAAGTTGGTTTGATTGTTGTAAATATGATTTAGCGATATAAGCCGCCTCATATTTAGGAATTTGTGTGTTTATAAATTTTGTTGGGCTAGTACCACCAAAATATGCTTGAAATTCATCAAAATTAGTTATAAAAATAGGTTCGAAGGCCGGACCTGATAAGGTCTCACCAACAATACCCAACGTAGTCACCCCCACGCTTTGTGCTACAAAACTCAAATCTCTTTCCGATGTATACACACCAGGAGATACAAATACTTTGTCTGACGCCATGTTATATAGTTTTCTTTTTAATTTATTTTATAGATAAATATTAGGAAAAAAGACAAAAAACTATATTTATGGTGCTACTCTAAAATATAAAAGTATTTTTTTACAAAAGAACACATTGTGTTTTGATAAAAGATTCTTTATTATCGTCATCTTTTACCACCGTGATTTTAATCAAATCGTTTGTGTTAATCTGTATCAAATTAATATCGTCACCTATATAATTGTTGTTTATGTAAACAGAATAACTTTTTATATTTTCCGTTCCATCAACAGTCATATCAACAGTATAGTTATATTTTTCACTTAAAGTGGTTATACCCTTCCTGAAGATAATATCCAAATCAAAATTTGTTGGGTTTTCAGGTTGTTTGTTGACAGATTTATTTTTGGTGTCGGTATCGAACTCATACAAAGTAAACGCCCTTGTTATTGCAGGTGATACCTCAAATTCTTTTTCATCAATCAAAAAACCCATCATCAAAAATTCATAATTTTGAATAAAATATTTTCTTTTTTCTATATCCAAAACCGATTCATCAGAAACATTATTTAATATAATCGGAATATAATGACCCTTAACAAAGGTATATGATTGACGAGATGAAAATTTTTGCAATACGAGTTTATTGAACTCGTTCAAATGACGCATCTTCGTACAAAAAATTTTTACATTAAAAGTAATATCAACAGGAACAGGTTGAGGTATTTTATAAACATCCATACCTTTTCTTTGTCCGTCCCATGTTGGAACTTTTGCATAATAAAATTGTTTTCTGTTTGGTATTGTATATTGTAATGAGGGGTTACTTCCATATTTAACATCAGGTTGTCTGACCGTTACAATAAAAGGTGGTTTGATATTTTTATCCAAATCTTGAAAATTCCAACTTTCTGTAAACTGAGCCCAATTTTGTGTGGTTGTGATAATATCAATCGGATTGACCTTTTTTCCGTCAACGATTGTTTCCAATTCATTTTTAACAAAATCCAACATACCCCTATCCAAATCGGCATGTAAAACACTCTTCGGTAAATAAGTTCCGTCCTCTTGAATAAACTCAAGAAGTTCTTTTCTCCTATCCAATAAAATTTTGTCAGGAGTTAGTTTGATGTCTTTTTTTATTTTTTTTGGAAAAGCCATTAACTAACAATTTCGTTAATATGAAAAATTTTATTTTTTGTATTAATCATATCTATTTCATCCGCTCTATAGATAGGTTCTTC